CCGGTTTCGGCTTGGAATTCTTGGTCGTGTTGAGGTAATCTACCATTATCTCTATTCAATTCATAGTTTAAACAACCTATTGCGAAAGTTCCCATATCCATTTCTTAATTTCTCCTAATCATTATCATTACAACTTAATGTATGAATAATAAATGAGAAAGTCAAGAACTTTCGGTGATTTTTTTGATTTTAATTTGTGAACATACCCCAAAAACTTTCTACGAGTGCAGCAATAACACCACCACCTATTATTCCACGCCACATAGTCGTGTTTTTTCTAAATGCTGAGTTTTGTTTGGTTTCTGCCCATAGTCCTGTTTCGGGATTGAATAGATTTTCTTTGATGAACTTGATATCCGTGTGAATATCACCGAGTTTTGAGTCAAACTCTTGATGTAATAGGTCAACTCGTTTGTCTTGTTCGTCCAAACGATATTCTATAAGTTTTAGATTCTCTTTGTCGGTCTTGTTCATAATCAGTAATAAATATCACTAATCAGAAAATCTGTCTATTTTTTGACTGGTTTTTTCTTCCAATTTCTTCTTTTTCTTGGTTGTGGTTTACCTCTGTGAGATAATCTTTTGTTTTCACCCATTAGAATTTTATTTTTGAACTCTAAATCATTGATTTCTCTTAGTAATTCTGCTACTCTTTTTGATTGGAATATTGATATTGACATAATTCCACCGATACTACCTAACATAATTCCTAAGTAAACCCAACCTAAAATTTGTAATGTTTCCATTTTAACTCCTTAATATTATTGCTCCTGGATTATCATTCCAGAAGTCGTCTTCTGTAAATCCGTGTTTCTTTACTATCTCACGAACTATTTGTTTCATTTTATCACTTTTTCCTGTGATTAGTTTAACTGGGAAATTTCCCATATTGTAATGTAGAATCAATAAATTTGCTAACTTATCTTCTACTTCTTCGTGTTTAAACCCGTGTAAATCAAGTTCGGTCATCTTTCTTGACCTCATACAATTTGTCAAAAGATTCTTTGTCTAATTTCTTTTTTACTTGAAAATACTCTATTGCATATTCCAACAATCTTGTTCCTACGGTATCAACTACTTCTTTTGTTCTTTTATTTACTAATTTGAATTGCATACTATATTGTCCTCTTGATGTTCTGTCATTTTGTCTATGGATATTTCGAATATATCTAATTCGAATTCTTGTCCTTCTTCACCACTATCTTTGATGATGTCTGGTAATTTTTGTAATATATTAAAACTTTCTTGTGTAAAATTCCAAGGATTAAATCTAACTCTAATATCATACATTGGAATACCTGGTAAGTCTGTATGTAATTTTTTATCCAAGTGATAATCCGTGTTTGGTTGTTCTTCTTTAATATATTGTTCAATCTCTTCTCTTGCTGGAACCACCATATAACCACACCAAGGTTCTAATGCTCTAATCAAATTCACATCTGCAGCTTCTGTTAATTCAAATCCAATACTATATACTGGTGATACAACTGGTTTCATCATTTCATCGTGTTGAACTGCCGTTCCCCATTTTCTAATAAACTCTCTCATATTTTTATTAGTAGTGTATAACCACTCCGGACTATCTTTTCCGACACCACCACCTGCCATTGGATTAAATCTTGAACCACGACAAGTCATATGATATACTAATCCTTTCCAAGTCTGAACAAACTTTACTCCATTTAAATGTAATCTATTGAATATATCTGAATCTTCTTTGGATTGTGGTCTGAACATATAATCGTGTCCACCGATTTCTTCAAAATCTTTTCTTGTGATTGCCCAAGGTGCGAATACTCCTTCAGTAGTTTCTTGTGTTGGATTGTATCTATTGTACCAATCTAATAATTCTTGTTCTTTTAGTTCTTCTGGTTCGATACCGAAGTCTTGGATTATCTTTTCTGGGCCAGCAGGGTGTAATGGAGGCTCAACTCTTGTCAACGATACCACCACTCCTTCTTTTAAATACTTGTCAATTTCTTCTACTGCATTTGGAAGTAAATGCATATCCGAGTGAAAGAAAAACAATCTATCTGTGGTTGCTACATTTTCCACTAATGAATCATACAATATAGTTAACCCTTCTCTTTCTGGGCCTGGATTTCTATAATACTTGACAAGATTATCTTTTTCTCCTATTTCTTGTAACCACTCCCAAGTTCCGTCTGATGATGCGTCGTCCGCAAAACATATCTCGTGTCGGTATCCAGCATTCTTTCTAATACTATTATAACACATTTTTAAATATGATAAGTTATTACGACTTGGTATTATAAAACTAATCGGTTCCATTTTGTTTCCTCCAATGATATAACCACGCTTCTTCTGAATAATACTCTTTAAATCTCCATAGTGTTTCTTCTGAACACTCTTGGTAGAAAAACTCGTCTTCATATAGTCTTCTGAGTATTCGTTTTGCTCCTAATAAATCTCCAACTTGGACGGTTGTTTGTGGGTGTAGTAGTTCTTGTGTATCAAGACCTTCATATCCTATAACTGGTGTTCCGTGCCAAGATAAGTTCATACTAAATGTTCCAGCTGCGTGTGTTCTCATCAAATGAACTCCAACTTTATATTGTCCGATATGATTTATCCACTCTCTCCAATTCATATAAGGTAGATATTTAATGTCTTCAATCATTTCTTCTTGTTCTTGTTTTCTACCCATTGAAACACCATACAATTGTTCATCAACTTCTGATGCCACTAAATAACTATCCATACCACCATACCAAGAAACAAAATTACCACCTAATAGTATTCCTTCTTTATACAATGAACCAGATTGACTATCCAATCCTTCTGGAATCATCATTGACCTCATCACTCTTACATCTTTACAACCTAATCCTTTGTAATATCTAATGTCTGACATATTATGACAATACACCCAATCTGCTTCTCGTAAACAATTTAAATAGTGTATTTGGTTCTCAACTGAATAATCTTGATAATACCAATGTGGGCCTTCTTGCATAACTGCTACATTTTCACAATATAGTTTGTATTTGTTCAAGTCAACCTTTGGATTACTTTTCGGTATAATTACAATTCCTAAATCATATCTTTCTGTTGGTGAATCGTTTAATGGACACCACTCAGCGTCCAACATCAAACTCCAACTGAACTCCGTTCTTTGATTAGGAAATAGTCTATCTACTTTACCCCTGATATTTGATTCACTAAAAAATATTATTTTATCCATATAACTCCTTATAGGTTCTGTTTATCCAATAGGATTGGTCTCTTTTATCTGGTACTTCTGGTATAGCATTAAAATGGTATACCCAACCTGCATTAATAAATATCAACTCATCGTCCCACCAACTATAATTATTTATCCATAATAGATTTTTTTTGAACATATCTTGTAAATTATACTTTCCTGATAAGTATTTTACATTTATTCCGTGTTTCTTTACCAAGAAATTTAGTGGTGTTTGTTCTGTTGATGCTTTGATATTTTCTTCTGCCCAGTTTATATTTTCAACATTACTTTCATACCACTTCAATACTTTTTGAATAAATGGTTTATGTTTTTTATTCAGTATAACGAATCCACTATTAAAATATTCCCAACAATCAACATCTAAATCTTTGAATAAAAAGTCTTTGTATTTTTTAATACTTCTCAATACCCATTCATAACACCCATCATTTCTCACAACACAAAACTCGTGATTGGTTTCTTCAAAAAAATTAGGACAATCTGGGTGAACTATTGTATCTGCGTCCACCACTAATATTTGGTCATAATCGATATTATTTTGTTCCAGTAAATCAAATATATACCACTTTTGCCAATTAGGTTTCATATATTGTTCATCTTGTATAAACTGGTCTAATACAAATATTTCACAATCATTTTTATCTGCCCAGATTTTCCAACTTTTAGTAGATAAATCAAATTCTGGTCTATGTCGTTTACCTTGTATGTTTACTTGAAATACTATGTTCTTCATTTAATCTTTTTCAATACTTTAATTCTTTTTTCGATACTTGGAACTGGTTGTTCTTTGAAATCAGACCAATCAACCTTTTTATAACAAGAACTAACTGAACCCACGGTATAATCATCAACAACAAAAATACCACCAACTTTTAAGTGTTCCATTGTGTTGATTATATCTTTGTATGGAACTTCTCCCCCGTGTCCCCCGTCAATAAACATAAATTCATATTTGAAACTATATTTGTCAAAAAACTTTGGAATACTTTGTGTTGAATCACCTTCAATCAATGTAATGTCAAATCCATTATCTTGTAATGCTTTGACTCCTGGTTGTTCTGTTCCGTGTCTACATATATCGAATGCTGTGATTTTGGTTTCTGGATAAGCGTTAAAAAAACAACAACAACTATGTCCAGCATTAAATCCTACTTCTAATATTCTGTTAGGTTTTAACTCACTAACTAATTCATATAAGTAATCTTGATACTTTTCATACTTTCCAGTATTTCCTTCTTTTGGTTTTGGTAAGTCGTTCCAACCTGTCCAATCTCTATTGACTATTTTCATTTTCTTTCCTGTAATTTAATATCGTTCTTTACCATTTTACTAATCATTTCTTCAAATGATGTTTTTGGTTTCCAACCTAATTCATTTCTTGCTTTTGATGAATCTCCTGCTAAGTAAAATACATCTGCTGGTCTCATATATCTTGGGTCTTGTCCAACATACTTTGACCAATCTGTAATTCCTACTTCATTGAATGCTACATCTAAACATTCTCCCAAACTATAAACATCTCCTGTTGCTACGACGAAATCATCTGGTTTATCTTGTTGTAACATTAACCACATTGCTTCTACATAATCTGGTGCATAACCCCAATCTCTTTTGGTGTCAAGGTTTCCTAAATAAAGTTTGTCTTGTAGTCCTAAATGTATTTTTGCTACTGCGTCGGTAATTTTACGAGTAACAAATTCATATCCTCGTCTTTCTGATTCGTGGTTAAACAATATCCCACTACAATTAAACATATCATATGATTCTCTATAATTAATTGTAATCCAATGAGCGTATAGTTTTGCTACTCCATAAGGACTTCGTGGATAAAATGGTGTTTTTTCATTTGCGAACTTTTCCATTTTACCGAACATTTCTGATGTTGATGCTTGATAATACTTTACATTTTCTCCATATTCTCTTATTGCTTCCAACACTCTCAATGCACCTAATCCTGTGATATCTCCTGTTTGTTCTGGTGTGTGCCAACTCTCTCCTACAAATGATTGAGAACCTAAATTGTATACCTCGTCTGGTTTGGTTTCTCTCAATACACGAAAGATAGAATTTTGGTCTGATAAATCTCCTTTTACAAATTCAAAATTCTCTACATTTTCTAAATGTGATGTGTTATCTCGTCTTGGTGTTGATGAGCGTCTTTCCATACCGAATACTTTATATCCTTTACCCAATAGGAAATCTGCCATATGACTTCCGTCCATACCTGTTATACCTGTGATTAATGCTCTTTTCATTTTTCTAAGTCCTTATATTCATAAAATTTTCTATTTGTTTTACTGACTAAATTTTGTATATTTTCGTCTGACAATCTTTTAAACTTATTGAACTTGTCGTTCTTTTTATTACCGAAAGAGTTTGGATTGTTTTCATCTAAAACATACAACCTTTTATTTGGGTGTCTTCTTGCGTGAACCTTTAATAGATTTTTAAATACAAATTGTTTGTAGTCTTGACCCATTAATTTTTCCGACATAATAGACATTCCGTGGTCATCATTGTAAATCATACAAGAAGGAATATTAACACCAAACTTTATCAAGTCTGATGACATTACTAAACAACTTCCGTCAAGTTTTGGATAATTAATCACTCTAATATCTAAATCATCTACTTTAGAATTTATTTCGTTCATTGTTTCTATTGGTAATAATGACTTTGCCTGATTTAAATTATTGTGTTGGTTATCATCATCAACAAACTCCACATCAACATAATCTATATGAACGGTATCGTCCCAACTACTATCCCACATTTTTCTATCTCCGAAACAAGCAATATATTTATGTATTCCGTTTTCGTTTGTGTATTGAGATAAAGTTTCTAATCCGATAAATGCTTCTTTTGGAAAGAAACTATCTGTTTCACCCCACATAACATAATCTACTTTTTTACAATAATTGTAATTTAAATCTCTTCTGTAATCTGTATGAAAATAAAATTCATTTTTCTCTACTTGAAAAGTATTTACCTCATATCCAAGTTTTTTTATTTTATCCACACCTTTGTAAAACTTATCAATTATTCTAAATTCTTCAATCTGAGTTGTATCGATTTTTTCTAAGTGTTGAGATAAGTTCAAACACAAGTCAATAATAATATTTTCTTTATTTTCAATATCATTATCAAGTAAATTTATTAGTCCGTCAATGAAATCTTTATACATTTCAATTTCAAACCACATTACATTTGTTCCGATTACATATTTGTTATTTAATATCATTTATGTCCTTTACCCTTTTTATTTTATCGTATGCCGGATTATCTCCGTCTGGGTCTACAATGGTTAATTCAACTCCTCTACTTTCTAAGTATTCATATAGTCCTTTGGTTTTCTTTGCTACCATAAGGTGTTCATTAAGACCTGCTAATGTTTTGGTATTTTTATATTCTATATCGTTATAAAACCAATCATCTTGTTTTTGACCAGAATTGATTGTATTTTTAAATAAATCCCAACCAATCGTTACGATTTTATCACAACCCATATATAATGCCAATGGAATAGCCAATTCATACATTGTACCTGGACCCCAAGGTCTTGAAAATCCTTTATTGATATCAAGTCCTTCCCAATAATCACTATGCGACATTGTGTTTTCTATTTTAGGAACTCCGTCATTAAGTTTGTAAGTGTCTAAAATAAAATCTACTGGAAAGTTATCTATGATTGTGTATGGTTGTGATTCGTCCCAAACTGCCCAACCAACAATGGTGTCTTGGTTTTTGTAATTGTATTGAGTTAAATTACAAAAGTTCAATAAATGAAAATCAGTTATTTCATCTATTATGTGTTGTGTTTGTTTGATAGACAACACCAACTTATCGTTTAACAATGATTTTAAGTTATCGGTTGAGAATTGATTAAATGTTGGCCCTGATGTGCAAATGTAAGCTGTTTCACCTTTATATACATCTTTCAATACACCAACTCTATCGTATTGTTCTTCAAAATCCCACATTAACTTTTTGAGTTCTTTTGTTTTATCCTTCATATCTTCTCTTTTTTTCTAATTCTAAATCTTGTAGTTCTTCAAATATATTTGAAATAGACTTTTCTTTTATTTCTTCTAATCTATATGGATGAACATTTAACATACCGCATATTGCTTCTTTTGTTCTTTTCTTTCTGGTTTCGTCTGTAATGTAAACATCTAAATATTCAAACAAACTATTGAGATTAAATTGATATCCTTTGTTCAATGATAAATACAATGTAAGTAATTCTAATCTTAGATTACCACCACCTCTTCCAATACCCGTGTAAGTTCCGTCAACCATATCTGCTCCGTTTTCAATTGCAGTAATGGTGTTTGCCATACTCAATGACATATTATCGTGCGAGTGAAATCCTATCAATACATTTGGATTCATATTTCTAAATATAGTGATAATCTTTCTTACATAATCTGGTGTTAGTGCTCCATAACTATCTGCGAAACATAAAAAGTCTAAAAAGTCTTCCGTTAATAGTTTTTCTCTAATCTTGACAAATGAATCAATATCAATGTATGATGTACAAATAACATTTAATGAAACCTCATATCCGAGTCTTTTTATTTCTCTACACATTTCTAATGAATCATCAAGTTGTTCTTCATAGCTACAAACTCTAATCAAGTCAATGTCTGTTTCTGAACTTGGGATTAGATTTTTTATATCGTATCTCCAAGAATCTACCATTACTGATATCTTACAATTTGGTTTAACATCATTTTTAATTTCACTAACCAAATCAAATGGAATATTTTTCCATATTCCAGCATCTTTTTTCACGAGTTCTGGATTAGTTAAATAACCTATTTCAAAATAATCATATCCAACCTCTGAACTTGTTTTTAGTGCTCGTTTCACATCTTCAATTGTAAAGCTGAAGTTGTTTTCAAATCCACCATCTCTAATGGTACAATCCAAAACCTTGACTCTTTTTTTCTCTATTTGTTCTTTGATATTCTTTTCATAAATCAATTCTGCTATGTTAAAATCAAAAGGAACATCAACATCAATACCTTCGGTTTCTGTTAGTTCATACCAATAAGGATTATCCCCAACTACATATTTGTTTTTAATCATCGTTTCTCTTGGTAATAAACAACCACCGAAGTTTAATCTAAATACTGATTCCATATCTTGACTTCTTGGACAATTTAATGGGTCGTAGTTTAGTGGTTTATCATCTTCCCATAAAAAGTCTTTCAAGTAATTCATCGTAACCACACTATCATATTTACTATCAAGATTTCTAAATGTAGTGATGATGTCTTCATAAGTTTCAGATTTAACTAATGGGGAAGTAACTGGTGTATATAAAATATAATCCGTGTCAACTTGTTCTGCTATGAACTTTAAGTTTTCACTACCTGGACAATCATTACTGGTGTAATAATCTGGTCTTCTCATTGGTGTTACTCCGAGAGTTTCTGCCAATGAATACATTTTATCACAATCTGTTGTTACTACTATTTCGTCAAGATTTTTGACTTTTTGGAGTGTTTTGATTTTGTTTTCTAATAAACTTGTATCATTAAATGGTTTAATGTTTTTGTTTACTATTCTTTCAGAACCTTTTCTTACCCCGATTACTGCCGTGATTTTTCCATTATTCACTTATAACCTCTTCTATGTAATCTTCTATATTTCTTGTTGGTTTGTATCCGATTAATCTTTCTGCTACCGAGATATCACAAAGTGTTTCTTTTGCTTCACCTGGTCTTGCGTCTATGTATTGGATATTCCAACTAAACATATCTGATAATTCGTTGATTGAATAGTTGTTTCCTCTACCTAATTCTATTTCATCATAACAAGTTTCATTTTCAGATGTTAAAATTAATCCGTCCACAATATCGTCTATGTGAGTAAAATCTCTTCTTTGAAAACCATCTCCTGTGATTGTTAGTGGTTCTTGGTTTTTATATTGTCTTTCAAATATTCCGACTACCGTACAATACTCACCCTCAGTTAGTTGATGTGGACCATATACATTGTAAAATCTACAAATCGATACATTGACTCCGAAATGTTTTTTATACAATAAACACATATCGTCTGCTACACTTTTTGAAAAAGTGTATGGATTTTTCATCATACCACTATGAACTGATGATGAACCTGCGAATATCATTCTTGGTTTGTTTTCTAATTCTCTTACCCACTCCAAGATATTCATCGTTCCTAAGATTCCAACTTCTAATGTATTGGCTGGATTTTTAAATGATGGTTGGATTCTTGCCAATGCACCTAAATGATAAATTACATCTGGTTTCTCCATAAAATAACCAAAATCTACAACATCTCTAATATCACAATCATAATAAGTACAACCCTCTTGTTCGTTTTCTTTTTTGCCTGTTGAGTAATTGTCCAACGATACAACATTGTGTCCGTCTTTTAATAATCGTTTAATTAGATTTGTTCCTACAAATCCTGCTCCGCCTGTTACTAATATATTCATAATATTGAATCGTATAATCTGTTTTGATATTCTTGTTTTTGAATTTCTTTTTCGTGTTTTAAAGTTAATTCTTCGTGTGGTGGTAAATGTGAATAAGTCTTTACTCCGTCTATCACCTCGTGAACTGGTTTAACCCAATTGATATCATCGGTGTTTCTGAAAATTCTTGCTTGATAGTCTGGAAAATTAATCCACCCTTGTTCAGTTTGCCTCCAATGCCAATGTTCTAAATGCCAAGATGTAATACCATTAACGATATTGATTCTTGGAACCCATATTAAATCGGTATCGTTGATTTCTAATATGTCTGGTAATTGTTTGATTAGGATTTCATTTGGTATTTCATCTGCGTCAATACTGAATATAAAATCTCCTGAACATTGTTCTTTAGCAAAGTTCTTTAATTTAGAGAAATCTTTGTTGAAATGAAATGTATTTACTTTTAATTGTCTTGGTTTAAAGTAAGTATGATACTCGTATTTTTCTAATACCTTTTCAAGAGCGTAAAAGTCATCTTGAATTATACTTTTATCACCTACTTTAGATATATCTCGTGTAACCACGACTTCATCTTCTTTTCTAATGTGTTTAGATAAGTGGTCTAATAAATTATCTAATTCTTTGTGTTCATTATAACAAGTTATACTATAACTAATTTTCATTAAAATTCCTCAATCTTTTTAATCGTTTCATTAATTCTTTTTTTCAATGCTAAGTTATCTTTTGCTTTCTTAGGAAACTTCTGATAACTATCTAATAAAAATACTCTTCTTTTTCTACACTCTCGTAAGAAGTATGTTCTAAAAATATCATTTTTCTTTAAAAATCTTTCCAGTAATTTATAAATGTCTTCTGCTGTATTTTTGTCTGCTCTATCTGGATTACTTCCGACCTCTACAACTCCCTCGTCTAATGTTAATCCACCATAACGAGAAATCAACTTGTTGAAGTTTCTAATATCAATAGGTGGACTTAACAATGTATCTAATTGTAATCCCACTACGAACTCTACGACTCTACCTGTTGACTTTTTTCTATAACGATGTTTTGGGTCAATAACCAATATTGTTCTTTGTTCACCTTTTGATGTTCCTTGTGATTTATAAACAAACCTAACTATTTGTCCTGGTTGTATTTGTTGCCAAGTGGTGTTTCTCATAAGTCTTTAACAATGCCCATTTCTTTACAAGCATCTAAAAACTCGTGTTGTCCATAAGTTTTTGTATTCTCTAAATCTAATGTGAACTCGTGTCCTTCATATTGTGGGTCTTTTTGTTCTTCTGGTGTTAACTTACGAACTTCTGCTAACTTCCAGTTCCAGTTATTTTTTGTTCCGTCTGGATATATCACTCCTAATTTACCCATATTCAATGTTGTTGGAATCCAACTAATCTTTCTATCGTAATCAAAAAACACTACATCACGAACCAGTTGTGTTGATTTACTTAATAAATTATCAAACACTTCTGAATCTTTGGTGTATGAAGTATTACTGGTGAATCCACAATTAAAACACATATATGATTTGAAGTTTTCAACTTGATTGATGTCTTCTTCAAAACAATGTTTGTCATTTAAACAATTAGGACAAGTTATTTTTCTTTCTGCCATTTTACACTTTCTTTAATTTTGGTAATTTAACATCTTGTTTCTTTTTTAATTTTGGTAATTTTAAAGAAACTTCTTGTGGAACACTTTCCAACATTTTATCAACAATAGATACTAACTTTTCTTTCATTTTTTCGTGTGAGAAGTTTTCTCTGTTGACTATCATTTGTTTTTTCCCACGAATTTCATACTTTTTGTAGTTTTTGTGAACCTCTTTCAATATTTGAAGTGCTGTTCCGTATTCTACCGTTGACCAGTATGCTTCTTGGTTTTGATATTCCTTTGGAAATGCACTATTTGGAACTTTGGTCATTGTGTGTGGTAGTTCAATTGTGTATTCTTTATCCAAGAAGTCTGCTTGACCTGTTGAAATTGGTGCTATCAATGGTTTACCACTAAATGTTGCTTCTAACATTGGTCTACCGAATCCCTCTCCGTGTGTGAATGTTAAATGTGCTTTCACTTTTGGGTGATTGTACATTTGGTTCATTTCCTCATCTTTTAAATCTCCGTGCAATAAATAGATTTTAGGTAAGGTTTCTGCTTTCACTTCCTTTTTAATCATATCTATTTTTTTCTTCATTTCAGTTCTATCCATAACTGAAAAACTTGCACTACTGGTTTTCATAATTAATGCTGGTGGATTTTTGGTATTTTTAAATGCTTCTAAAAATACTTTCAACATCATACCGATGTCTTTTCTATCTTCACCCATATTTCCTTGTAACCAATGTCCTACAAATAGAAAACAAAAGTCTTCTTTGATTTTATCAAATTCATTTTTTAAATCTATTGTTGCTTCTTTTGTAACTTTATATATTTCTGGGTCTGCTCCCTCAAACAAAACTTCTGTTGGTTTTTCCATTGTTAATGTTCCAACTTTTTGTTTTGTTTGTTTATCAATTTTATCAAATGAAGCGTTTTCAAATGATTCTTTACTAAACTCAGATGTAAAGATAGTCATATCCATACGATTTACACCCTCTACCCAATCTGTTGGTGGAAGTGTATGTTCAATACCTGCTGTGATTCCGATATTCTTTTTACCTAATGGTTGAAATTCATTTGGAATTACAATGTGTAGATGTAAGTCTGGTTGTCTATCCATTCTTGGTTCTGGTAGTAATCTTTTGTATATTTCTAAATGATGTGGATTGTTATCTTCCAAAGCATTCATCGGTGTCGCTCCCCAACGAACTGGATTAATCTTGACATCATATTTATCTGATTCGATTAATGCTCTACAAATATCTCTTGAGTGGTTTCCGTATCCACTACGAGTTCCTACTGGTGCTGTTACTAATACTAATGGTTTGTTCATACTTCAAATACCTCATATCTTTTTCTTGGTGTCCACTTTTCAAATGCAACTTCCATATGGTCTATAAATAATTGACACATATGTCTTGCTGACATCATTGCTTCATCACTACAAACAAACTCGTGTCCTTTGAATCCACACTCTTTTCTTTCTTCTGGTGTCATATTGTAAAAATGTTCAATACAATATGATGCGTCAACCCAATCACATCTATCATCAAAAATGTATGGTGTTGGTGGTGAACCTTGTAATGACCTTGATTTAGGCCATACTGGTTTTACCCACTCTCCGTGAGTTAAGTCTTCATTGTGTTCCCACTTTCTCCAATCGTGTAGTGAGTGAATATCTGCGTAATCTTTGTAAGTTAATAATTCATCACTCAATCTAAATCCACATTGGTCTTGCATACCACCCGTAACATTTACCACGATTGGTGTTCCTGACATTAATGATTCACAAGTACCCAATCCAAAACCCTCATTTGATGCTAAGTTAATCGTTACATCACAAATGTTATACAAATAATTTAGATGTTTGTTTTCTAACTTTTGTGTTGAAAATATAATGTTCAAGTCTGGACACATTTCTTCAACAACTGCCGGCAAGTCTGTTCCGTTTCCGTCAACTGGTTGTGTATGTAGAACGAATGCTGTCTTATCTCTTTTTTCTTTTGGTAGTCTGTATGCAAACTCCCTAAATGCCATAATAGTATCTGATGTCATCTTTCTTCTGATGTTTCTGTTTACATATAACATTGAAAATTCAATATCTTGTCCTTGAAATAACTCGTTTTTCATTTTGTTCATTTCCAATCTTTCTTTTTCATCTTTGACTGGATAGAACTGAGTTTCATTGATTCCGTGTGGTATGTAAGTTGAATCCCAATCTGTTCTTGGTTTATCTTGACAAACATTTTGCACAATATTGTGTGTTTGTTTTGAAATGTTCATAATTAAATCACAACTTTCATAATATGGTTGATTCCACATTGGATAAGGTAAGTCGTCCCAGATGTTGTAATAAAAAATCGGTATGTGTTGTCTAACTTCGTGTTCCATTTGATACAACCAAATCCAAAATCTTGGGTCGGTGTAAATCATAATAGCGTCTGGTTTTTCAATCTGCATTAGTTGTCTTAAGATGTCTGGACTTCCGTATCCGTCTACTGGATATATTTTTAGACTTGCGTCCTCGATACCAGTTTCCTTTCTAACATTATCATCCATATCGATAACTTTACCTTGGTCTGGGTGTTTGATTGCTCCACCGACTTGAACCCAATCGTACTTATCAAGAGTTCCCAATACAATCTCTCTTGACATTGTACCGACACCACTTGACATTCTCAAGTCATCTGAAAACAATAATATTTTCTTTTTATCTCTTCTTTGAACTTCTGAAACCTTTTTTAATTTTGGTAATTTCATTAAAACCTCTTTAATATTTTGAACCTGATTCTTCTAAATTATCGTAATCTAATATTGTTTTTGCGAACTCCTCGTCGTGGACGAATAAATCAATACTACGATTGACTAACTTTTGAAGTGAGAAGTCATCTCTGATTGACTTTTCTCTAAACTTCTTGTATAACTCGTCAATTACTTTTACTGATGTTAATTTTTCTTCGTTTGTCATATATTCCTCGTAATATATACATATATATTAATAAATAGTCTGTTAATCTAAAATAACATACTTTTTTTTGATTTTTTCACAATATTCTAATGCGGATTTTGTTCCGTTGGTAATCTCCCCGTCTTTACAAAATGCCACTACTTTATCAGAATATTTAACTAAATCTTTGTTTCGTTTGTGATAATAACCAACATTGTAAGGTTTTCCGTAATTGTAAGCTTCCATTACACAATACATATTATGTGGTTGGTGTTGTGGTGGAAACTCACTATAAGGAACTTTAAACTCTAATGCGAACTTCTTTGCGTATTTATCTGCTCCGTCTTTGGCACCACCAGAAACTATTTCTACTTCTGGGTGTTCCATTTTTAATCGAAATATAAAATTCTGTATGTT